AAAAAAACGGAGAATGAAATGAAACGTAAAAAATTGAATAAAAAAAAATCTAATAACAATTTTAAAAAAGGGATGAACATAAATAAAAAAAACATCCAACACGCAACACGTGGCGGGTATAGACTCTAATGTGCCTCTTCCCTGTACGAGCTGAACTACAAGAATTCGGTAGACCGAAACTAGACCCTGAAGGGTCTCTCCAGCTCCCATGTGGTAAATGCTTCGAATGTATATCATCTCGAGCCGTAGACTGGGCTTTAAGAGCCAGTCACGAAATATCAGAACACAACGAAAACTGCTTTCTAACCCTCACATACGATGACCAAAACCTTCCATCTTTTCTAATAGTAAAATCTGAATTTCAAAAATTCATGAAAAAACTCAGAAAAAAAACTAAATCTAAGCTAAGATATATGGTGAGTCACGAGTATGGGGGAAAGACAGGACGTCCACACCACCATGCCATCATCTTTGGCTATAACCCTTCTAGCCAGAAATACCTACAGAAGGCTCCCTCCGGGGAGCCTCTCTTCACATCACCAGAACTCGATAAACTCTGGACAAATGGATTCCATTCCATAGGGACAGCAAATGAGAAAACCGCCTACTATATCGCAAGTTATTCTCTTAAATCTTCTAAGCATAGCGTTACTAATCCTGATTCAGGCGAAATTATTACAGTTACAGATTCGATGGACTCATCGAAACGTCCGGCAATCGGGAAAACTTATTTCGAAAAAAATTACAAACAACTTATCGATTCACAAGCAAAACTTCCAAGATACTATGTTAAACTCTTGGAAAAAAATTACCCAACCTTCTTCCAACAATACCAAGACCAAACTTCGGAATACCATAATCCTAAAACAGCACAACAAAAACTAGCTAAATATAAAATTACAAACCAACAAATAACAGATACAAAATACAGACAATCAACAAAAGGTATTAACGAAACAAAACAATACGAGTATCACTTAAGATACAATCGGGACAATTATGTCCATAGACAGAAGGAAAAAACATCATGACTAAACTACTAGCACTCTCAGTTTACGACTCAAAAACAGAAGAGTACACAACACCTCATTATGCAAAAACTAACGGAGAAGCTATTAGAAGCTTCGAACAGGTCTGTAAAGACCCAAATACAAACTTAAACAAATATCCATCAGATTTCTCTCTAGAACTAATCGGAGAATTCAACACAGCAACATCTCAATTCACATCAACACCAATCAAACAACTATCACATGCTTCAGAATTCATACAAAATCAAAATACAGAAATCTAACAACAAAGTGACGGGGGGTTTCCCCCCTAACTCAGCCGTCCGGCAAGGACAAAAGGACCACACATGATAAAGTCAGTTATGACGCCACAACAACTCTTTTCAAAAGTAAGTAAACCAGACATTCAACGTTCTACTTTCGACAGATCACATGGCTATAAAACAACATTAAACGCCGGAAAATTAATTCCATTCTTCGTAGACGAAGCACTTCCCGGCGATACCTTCAAATTAAACACTACAATATTCGGCAGACTTGCCACACCAATTAAACCAATAATGGACAACATGCAAATGGATGTACATTATTTCTCAGTCCCTATCAGACTTGTATGGGACAATTTTCAAAAATTCATGGGAGAACAGGACAACCCATCAGATTCCACAGACTTCATTATGCCAACTATGGAATCACCAGCAGGCGGATACGCCGCACTAACAAATCAAGACTATATGGGAATACCTACACTAGTTCCCGGTCTTGAACATAGAGCCGACTTTCTACGTGCTCTACATCTCATCTATAATCAATGGTACAGAGACGAAAACTTGCAGGACTCGATAATCGTCGATAAAGACGATGGACCAGATACACCAGCAGACTATTCTGCACTACTTCCTAGAGGAAAAAGAAAGGATTACTTTACATCTTCACTTCCTTTCGCACAAAAAGCAGACGCAGTCACAATACCAATCGGTACATCAGCACCAGTTATTACTGATAATAACGACGTAACAATGTTTAGAGCCGATAACCAAACCGGAGAAAATTTCTTAGTAGGAAATCCCGGTGGAAACATGGGACTTTCGGGAACCTCTTCAACAGGCTCATCTAACTTACACTTCGGAAACGTCACAGGCCTTACAGCCGATTTAACAAACGCTTCAGCGCAAACAATTAACCAACTACGAGAAGCATTTCAAATCCAAAAATTATTCGAAAAAGACGCCAGAGGCGGAACTCGATATACAGAAATGAATTATGCTCACTTCGGAGTAGTATCACCAGACGCTCGATTACAAAGAGCAGAATACTTAGGAGGAGGAACTTCCGACATTAATATAAATCCAATTCAACAAACTGGTGAAACTTCATCAACACCACAAGGTAATCTTGCAGCTCAAGGAACCGTAACATCACATAACAAAGGATTTACTAAATCCTTCACAGAGCACGAGATAATAATAGGTCTCGTATCAGTACGAGCTGATTTAACATATCAGCAAGGACTAAATAGAATGTGGAGTCGATCTACTAGATTCGACCACTACTTTCCATCATTCGCACATCTCGGTGAACAGGCTATTCTAAATAAAGAAATATATGCCCAAGGTTCAGCCGACGCAGCCGCAGACGAACGAGTCTTCGGGTACTCAGAAAGATATTCAGAATATCGCTATAAACCTTCACTAATTACTGGACTCTTTAGATCCAATCACGCCACATCTCTTGATGTATGGCACTTATCACAAGACTTTTCTTCACTACCAGCACTTAACGATACTTTCATCGTTGAACAACCACCAGTCGACAGAATTGTTGCAGTTCCTTCGGAACCAGACTTCATACTCGACACATATATCGATTTAAAATGCACTAGACCAATGCCTACTTATAGCATTCCAGGTATGATCGACCACTTCTAGGAGAAAAAATGTCTTACATGGCAGCTGCTACAGCAGGAGGCGTTCTCGCCTCCGCCTATGGCGCAAGAAAACAAAACAAAGCAAATCTAGCAGTCGCTAGAGAACAAATGGCATTCCAAGAACGAATGTCATCAACAGCACACCAGCGAGAAGTCAAAGACTTAAAAAAAGCTGGTCTTAATCCAATACTATCCGCCGGAGGACAAGGATCATCTGCACCAGCTGGTGCAGCAATACAACAACAAAATCCACTACAAGCACTTGAAGCCGTAGGCTCATCAGCTAAAGACGCTCTATTGGCGTCTCAAGCAAGCTCACAAACTAAACTATTAGAAGCTCAAGCTTCTAGCGCACAAACTCAAGCAAAGGTAGATGCCTCTACCGCACCTTACAAAATAAATAAAGGGGAAGCACAAGACCGTCTTACAACTGGCTTTATGGATTCATTAATGAATTCAGCAAAATCTACAGCCAGAGGTATTAGAACAATGCTTCGACCTTCTACTAGGCAAATGAAAAAAAATAAAAACCGTATGGATAAACAAAAGAAACTTATCCAGAAAAATCGTAACAAAGGACCATTCTAATGCAAAACGTTAAAAAATTAACTCGTGCCGTCGTAAGACGCCACCCTAAACTTTCAGACAAACAAATGACTGATCAGTCTATTAAAAAACTTTGCTGTATCAACAATATTGTTGAAAAATTCAGCAAAACTGGATTACTTCCAGAAAATACCAAAATTCCACAATACTTAGATATGTCTCATGTCCCAACATTAGAAGAGTCGTATGACGTCACTATTCGTGCTTCTAACGCGTTCTATGCACTACCTGCTGCCCTACGCAAGCTTATAAATAACGATCCCTCAGAACTGCTAAATTTCATCGCAGACGGCGAAAATAAAGAAATCTGTATAAAATACGGATTAATAGAAAAACCTGCCGTCATCATAAACGGTCAAAAACCTGCTAACATTATCGATAACAAGGAGATTATTGATGAAAAAATTAGCGACGGAAAAAACACAACTAGTGATACAACTAGTTAAAATCATTGCCAAATTGTTCTTCCAATGGAGATCAAAAAGGTAAATTAACTCAAAGGGCATATAA